TGGAATCAAGGCGTACTGGAGACCGGTGCTGTACTTGGCAAGATTTTTTTGTCGCGCTTCTTCGAGGAGCGCCCGCCCGATCACGAAGGTACTACTCATGACTGCGTTGATGTTCCGCATCCCTAGTTCAAACCGTGGAAGTTCCGTCGATTCGAGATCATCACTGAGGAAGGCCGCCTCGGCGCTGACTAGATTATGTGTGACCGGCCCTTCCATGAGGTTCCCAAAGATTTCCTCGTATAGAACCTCAATATCCAGTCCCGCCATGAACTTGCCGTACATATCGTAGAGGCTCGGGAAGTCTGCCAGGACGAAGCCCAACCCGAAGAAGCCTTCGTCCATGGCTACCGGCGTCCGGCCAGAGAACGGAGAATCGTCAATGACCGCCTGCCGGCGAGTCTCTACTTCATTCAAGAAGTCCTGGTGATGACTCTCGATGTAATCCGCATAGCGGATGGTCGTAGAAACATCCCCTCCGCCTTTCCCACCACCCATGTTAGCCCTCCGCCGCTAAAGTATACGTTTTATACTCAGGTTGGAAGTGATGCTTCTCCATTAAAGTACAGGCGCGGGGATGCCGAGAAGCCCCAGTTACGGTTCGACATCCTACTGACTTTGCAAACTCCTTATACAGCGAGAGTGCTTCAGCGACCGTGGTATCCGTGAGGCCCTGGAACGCATAGAGACACTGGATATGGAGCACCTTTTCCTTTGTAAAGGGGTGCGTCGTAATCCTCGTGATGGAAACATTCAATAAGACGCGATCCTCATTAAGCGTGATCCAGCATTGGGCCTTCTCAGATAGGAGTTGTTGCAACAACCAGACAAAGTAATCCGGGAGTTGCTCGTTGGGAATTTCATCGAGTTGCACCACGGCATACTTCACGGCCTCCCACACCTTCGGGATATTTGGAGGCAACACCCTAATGTGCATGAATCACTCCATTCACCTGTAATTCGTCAAGATGGAACACCCCGGCTGTGGCGGCCCTAAACAAGAACCGGAATTCATAGCCATAGCAGGGGATAAACACGAGACCCCGACTATCGACGCGATGCCATGCCGTCGTCTTGAAGGCGGACTGCTTCTGGAGCCTCCAGTCGATCGCGGCATCGACCGCAATGGTCGTGTCAAGACTGGCCTCTAAGGACCGTATACTCTTGCCGTGGCGACTCCCCATATCGTAGATGTCGGTCTTAATCGTGAAGTTCGGGATCGTCATTGCGCCAGAGGCCACCACATAGAGGGTACTGTCCTGCAATCCAACACCAGTGATGGTACCTGGTCCCTTCCCCATACTGGCGGTCTCAGTGTTGTAGACGTACCCCAGCGTGCCATCCCCGATGTAGAGCAACTTCGTATCAGGATTATAGGCCAGCGCGATCGTACTACTAAGCGTACCCAACCATTCCCGATAATCCAACATCTCCAGGCTATCGGTGAGACGCCAGAGACGGTTCAACCGATCGACGAAGTAATGAGCGTCCCCGGTATCGCACACCGCGAGTTTGCTTTTGATCCCTAACTTCAGGACTGGTGTAGAGCCAAATGCCGTATCGGACGCCACCAGCGAGGCCACGCCATTCTTCCCATAGACAACAATGTTCTGCCCGCGTCGGAGGATCTGGTAGACCGTACCCTTCCAGGGCATTGGCATCTGGCCCGCGAGGTTACTGCGGTCGATGGTGAAGTCCAGATTGCCGATCTTCGACCACCGCAACATATTTGCTCCGGCGTGTTCACCGACGCCTGCGCTTTGCGTGAATCCATAGGAGTGTAGTAACGCCGTGGTGATGACCAACTTTGAGGCATCACCGCTACTAAGGAGCAATCCTGGGAGCGTTCCACCGCCGCCATCGACTCCCCAATCGAGGCCAAGCGTGATCGTCAGTGGCCCACCGGACCACCGCCTACTGAGCGAGTCACCAAGGAGCGACATCGTAAGGACGAGGACGCCCTGATCCTGATTATTGGCACAATCGTAGGTCTGGTCGAGTGACGTATCACGCGGCGAGGGCGGATAGTGGCTCAGCGTCACACGCCCGGAGAGCGTGAGAACGAACGCATCAGCCGTGATGCTAATTGGCACGGTTAGGCAATCCTCACTTCGATATTCGCAATAGTGGCTACTCCACCATCAGCCTGCGTCTGATCCCCCCCGAAGTCAATGTAGCCGACAATCGGGTCCGCAGTCGGTGTGGTGGGTGTGTCATCGAAAATGATTGCCCCTGGTGTGGGACCAATGGGGCCTCCAGAGGCCGTCCAACTTACATTCGACCACGTGACATTTGTGCGGTCATCCGTATCGTCCTGAGTGACTGCCACCCCTGCGAGCGTCTTGTTATTGACTGTATATCCATTGGCCGTTGGAAGTTCCGATCCTGAAACATCCGCATACCCCGCATGGGTGTCCTTATTGAACGTAAACCCGGACGCCATGAGGATGATCTTGAACGAGTCCGCCGAGAAGTCAATCTTCTTGAGCGACAACATGTACTTGATTTTATTTGCGACGGTTGCAGCCATTCACTCCTCCTTGATCCGTTAGACCGGCATCGGCCAGACCGGGGATGTCCCGCACCGCGTAGACTGCGAGTGTGATGTACCCCCTGTTGGCTGCACCAGTACCCATTGTTGACCATTACCCGTATAATCATACTTTCCGAAGCTCAAGTAGGCGGGGTCGACTTGTTCAAGTAGTTCCGTTTTCCCTGTAGGCACTCGTAACCCGTTAAGTCTCGCAATCCCCACGCCGTTATTTTCCGCAATCACTGCCGTCGTATCGTCAATGCGAGCCAGACAAGGATAGATCGGGCCTCCTGATCCGGGAGAGTATGTAACCGCGTCCAGCACCGCCAGTGTGGCAAGATCGAGAGCATACAGAGCTGAGTTGCTAATATAGGGGATGGAGGTCACAATCAGTCGCCCGTCAATCACCACGAGGTCACCGTTGCCGACGCCAGAATCAACCTTTCCATACGACAGAATACCGCTATCCGCAACCTGCACCAAGTCAGAGGCACGAAAGGCCAACACCCGCGCATTTGTGATCCCCACTAACACATAAATACGGTCTCCATACCCAATAATCTTCCCCGCGAACAGCAGGTTCGTAGAGGCCACAATCGCCAAAGTTGAGGGATCAATCTTCCGCAGGGCTTGTAAATTCACGGACTGCCCAATCGACAGGTACAAATAACCGTTATGATAGATCGCAGACACATTGCCACTGTAGGTTGGATTTCGTGGATCTACTCCCCATGCCGTAATGGGACTATCACACACATCATCATTGATCCGTGTCCAGAAGATTGACCATGACGCTCCGGTGACGGGTTTGTAGGCGTTATTCCAAGAGAAGTTCGTCCCATGTAAGAGATACAAGTGTCCATCGGTGCCGGTAATCACGGTGCCGTAGACGCCACGGGCTTCCCTCGTAAGGGTCTGACTCAATCGAATAATGCGTCCATGGGTTGACGCCCCTACGATGAAATACTTACGCGATTCCGCGACATAGAGGATCGTGGTATGCTGGGTCATTGATGGAAGATCATCTGTGAGGAGTACGGTGTGATCGGCCACCAGCGACAAGGGTGGGGCGGTGCTGACCTCTCGAATCACGGCTGTCGCCCCCACTCCAGCCACAGTAATAAGGTTACCGTTGTAGAGCGCCAACCCATTTGCGTCGATCGGTGAGTCATACGATCCGACCCAATGCAACGCCTGCCCATCATAGTAGGTGGCCCATATCTCTGTCCCAGTAGTCGTCAACCCGTAGAGATTCGCTGGCGCACTTGGGACACTTTCACTCTTCGGCCAATATCCGCATGGCTCATGGTCACCATCTGGAGCTTGGGCCATCGTCCGCGAGGGTGGCACAGGACTCCCGGTCCACCGTGGGTTATTGACGTAGCCGCATTTCTCGCCCTGCTTCTCGAATGGCCATGGGCCTGCGCCCTTGGTGGCCTTCCAGTCAGCCATTACGTGAGACTCCCCGCCGTGAGTCCACCCACGATGATCTGGCCGCCGAAGTTGAACAGGGCTTCACCTACAGGAAGATCGCCTCTGACCGCATAAACCTTATCCCCAGCCCGCCGTTCCACCGTCACTACTCCGTTCGTGAGGAGCAGTTGGTCGTAGAAATCCACGACGCTCCATGGGTTCCCGGCTGTTGTCGTCAACTTGAGACTCAGGGCGCTATTGACCCACTCATAGATTTTCGTCTGACCACACACAAGAATGAGGTTAGAGAGCAGGAAGATTTGTGGGTACGGAAACCCATCTGTGATGGCAGACGTGGAGATCGCCGTCAGTGCCGTGATTCCCTGAAGACTGCCGTGATACCCGATCGCGCCGTCGCACTGAACAAGGAAACCCGAATTTCTGGGATTCTCCGCCACCGGGCGTAGTCCGCGCCGTAATTCCTCGCTTGTGATCTGAAGGGAGAATGTCCCATCTCGATCAACATTGAGCATTACAAGGCTCCATGAGGTCCGTGAGGATCACGTTCTACCGAAATAGACAGCCCCGGCAAGTGTCTATCGGGACGCTTCACGGTGGTCATATCTACTCCAGCCTGTATGGCAATCCGCTCCTGAATTAGTGGCACTGCCTTCTTCAATAAGTCCTCGTACTTCGCCAGTGGAGTCTGTCCCTCTAATTGTTCTACGACCGACTGCACGATGGACTTATGTTTAGTGAAGTCGGGGTGCTCGCCGTAGAACTTCTTATTGATACTCAAGAGACTGGCATGTTGCGCCATCAACGCCCCGATGGTCTCCGGCATCGCCAAGTACGCCTTTTCGACCTGCTCACAAATCGCAGCATGGAGGATCGGGCCGATCTTAGCAATCACCGCATCAATGATCTCTTGGTGCTCTTCTGGAATCATCGGCTACTTCTCACTTTTGCCCTGTAATGCCTGTAACTTTAGCGCCGCAAATTCCATCTCGCGCTGAATCCCCTGGCCGAGGCCGGATAGCACATTATTGAGCGTCTGAACCTGTTTCTGACACGCTACCAGTTCAGGGGATGGAGGGATTTCTTTTGGCTGTTTGGGTTCTTCGGCGTAGACATCTACAACGTAAGCTAACAATCCTGCGACTATTATTCCAATCATCAATCGCTGCATACTTTTCTCCATATGGTTACTTCTTCAAAAGTTGTTGAATCTGCTTTGCCGTGAGCCCTTGTACTTGCTGCTGCACGTCCGGTGGCAACGAATCGAACGTAGCGCGTAATTGCTGAAGCTGTTTCTCACGGTAGTTACCCAGGTAACTCTCTAGTACATCCTGAAATCGCTTACCAACATACTGGTCAACGGTCAGTGCGACTTGTGATGGAGTGGCCTTCGCTCGGTCCGCGTTCACCGTAGCGACAACATCTGCTAGAGCCGCATCCTGCTCAGGGGTCGTGGTGATGGTGAAGGTGGCGGCCTCAACAGTCGAGGCCAATAGAACGAGTCCAAGAGTTGCTATGAGTCGTGTCATGAGTCCTCCTTAGCTTGTGGCTGGGGTGACATCTTCATACCAACACGTCACCCTCACCCGTCCACTGTTATCCGCTGGCGTCAGGTTCGGCGTGATGCGAATCGTCTGCGCTGCGCCATTCCGGTAGGGCGTATTATTGATCCCCTTATCAGTCGTCCCTGCTGCCGTACTCACCCCACCCGCTACGTCGAACTGTGTCCCGGAGGTCGTACCAGTCACCGTAAATGTAGCTGCTGTGGGAATGACTGTCGTGACCCGTACAGAACAGGACTTGACAATGGTATTGAGAGGAATCTGGATCGCGGTATCGGTGGTAGCGGCTGCGGCGATGGTCGTCAGTTCGGTGACGTAGTGGGTATTTAATTGCTGGCCGTTTGTAAGTGTCAGTCCTAGTCGTGCCGTGGATGTTACTGGCCCGATACTTAGACCATTAGTAGATAAACTTTGTAACACAGTGTTACCAACCTGAGTGACAACAGGGAAGTTATCGACACTGTAGAATGTGAGCCCGCTACTGGTACTACCATTTATCCAACTATCAGTCCCAATATATATCTTATCGACACCACCTCGTTGAAAGATGAGACTAGAACCTCTCGAAGAATTCGTTCCACCATTGATTTTAACTACCGTATTATTGGTCGCAACTCCAGCACCGAAGGCGAAATCTCTTGCCACCCCCGTTCCCGCTGCCTCACTTGCCAACGTAATCGGACCACCAGAGGGCGCGGAGATGGACAGGCGCGAGTAGTTCGAGGCGTCGGTGTAAGTTTCGTAGATCTTGACGGTTTGCGCGTTGGTGCCATTAAGAATACTCAGCGTGTTGCCGCCAGTAATGCCTCCACTGAAGGTCTGAAGGGCGGACCAGGTGTTCGCTGTGCCAAGTAGATTAAACCACGTCGGCGCTCCCGTGCCACCAGACTGTGCGAAGTAACCGGATGTACCGGCAGCTTGGATCGCAAGCGCGGAGGCGGTTGAGTAGACCAAACCACCAGCGGCAGGCGTTAAGTTGGCATTAGAACCACCATTAGCGAGCGGCAGAATCCCACTGACCTCGGTTGTAAGACTGACACAGGCAGTACAGGATAGATCGGACGCCGCTCCCCCATAGAGGAATCCCGCCCATGCGGAAGTCTCCAGAAGACTCCACAGAAGACCTACAAGGAGCGGGATTACGAAACGTTGCGTCCTCATTAGCTCCCCTCCGTGACTAGCAACGACTTCGTACCAGTGCTGCCGTGGATACAGTTCACGGCCCCTGTGGGATACTTGTTATCGAGGAGGAGATTGCCACCATTGGCGTAGAGCCGAATTCCCGCTCCGGTCGTCGCCGTCGCACCGATCGCGCAGTCGATGTTAGTATCACTAATGTTCTCCAAGAGAATGAACCTGCGGTTTGATTTCTCGGCCAAGGTCACCGTCGATGTTGCCGCCACGGCCACTGTGGTTTGCGTCACCGTACCCATCGCTTCGTAATCCGTGGGAATCCAGGCCCAGGCGGGTGATACCAGCAGGAGTACACACCCAAGACCTACTAGTAGTCGTCTCACCGATCTCCTCCTTATCCGGTCTGAATAATCCAGAGCCCGCGTGTCTCATAGGTGACTGCCGCATCGAATGTCACGATACGGGCCAAGCGTTTCACGTTATTGGTCTTGAGTGCCGCTTTGCTGTCGTCGGCCTTCTTCACCACCGTCGCATCCCGATCCCCAAATCCAGACATGAGATGTTTCGCCAGGTTCGTTGAGAGCGCATACTCGTACTCCGGGGGAAGCGCCACCGTCTCGCTTGTGGCTGCAAACGGAGCCAGTGAGGTCAGGGAGTATAGAGTGAGTGAGTACGCCTGGTCGGGAGTTGGATAGAGCCACAACGTTGCCAGAGCTGAGGCATAGTCCGCATCGTAGAAAAGTTCAATGGGGCGGCCTTGTGTGACCTTATCCGTATAGGCTTGATAACGGAGGACCGAGTTCTCGACTTTCAGCGGATAGTCGGTTCCGTTGAGGCTGAGTTTCGCGGCGGTGATCTCGACGGGACGCCGGTTATTGATGTCGCCACTCGCCCCGATCGTATACGTAGCATCCCCTACCGTGAGCGTCTTTGGAGTGGAGGTCGTCAAGACATGCAGGTTCAGCCCCTCGACCGCCCAATACTGAAGCATCGCATTCAACTCCGCCAGCATTTGTGTGTCCCATTCAGTCGGATACGCGGCCCCAATATCGATCTTGCCGAGTTGGATCAGGGCGGATGTGATGAGATCACTGACCTTCATAACAGCCTCCAGGTTGCCGCATCAGGAACTGGTGTAAATTCCCACCGTATGCCTTCCGCCCTACGTGCTGAAAATCTACATCTGGATACACCCACAGCCGTCCACCCATATCACGCCATCGCTGGCAGAACGCATAGTCCTCTGTTGTCCATCGCTGCCGTTCAGGATCAATGCCCATGTGAAAAAAGTCCCATGCCTCTCGAAGGGTCCCGTCACCCATTGTTTCTACCACGCTGTCGGCATAGCGAAGGTAGGGATAGGCTTTCATCATTTGCTCAAGGGCGCTGCGCTTGATCCGCATAAATCCGGTGGGCAGGAAGTCCGCCTCTACGAGTCCATCACGCCCAATGGGAACACCGTCCTGGGTCTGCATCACGACCGGCCACCCCCCACTATCGCGTTTAAGTGGGTAAATACCAGCGACAATCTCCTCTGGACGATTCAGCATCAGCAGTACCGCTGTCACGTCAAACCCTACATCCGCGTCAATGAAGAATAAGTCAGTAGCTTCCGGGTCACGCAGAAACATCGCAGCCAGTGTGTTACGCGCTGTTGGAAGGTATGGACAGTCCGCAACTACTAGCACGTCACTCTCAATCTTGGCCTCAAACAAAAGTCGTTGGGCCGCCATCAGGCTCAGCGTACATTCCGAGCGGATTGATCCGTCTATCGTTGGAATGGCGAACGCGACTTTCATACAATACCCTGGAAGAAGGGGCGAGCCATCGCCCGCCCCTCCCCCAAGACCTCTCTACGCAGCGACAACGCCAAAGGCGATCAGTTTCAATCGTAGATCGTTTGCCAGAGCCTGTGTGGTTGCGGCATCTGTCCCAGCCGCAGCGATGGTTGCTTGGACAACAGTTGTCACACCATAGACGCTGATTTTCTCGGAGGCTGACTGCCCAAATGTGGTCCCATCGTCATTACCTTTTGTCAACTGCTCAACAGCCATGTAGTCTATCTCCTTTCACCTATCAAGAGGCTCACCCACGTACACGACATGCCCACTCCGGGCGAATAGTCTTATACCCGAAGAGGACATCAATACGGCACGGGAACTTATCGTTCACGATGTCAAACTGGCGCACGATCCGTAGTGAGATACCGTCGTAGACTTCACGTGCAGCCCAATCCACGCCCTTCGGCATTTCCAAGTCGGCGGTCACGAAGGTAAAGGCGTCCTTGTGGTAGCAGAGGGGCTGCGTAAGGACCGCAGAGGCATCACCTGATCCACCAGTTGCTTCAAACACGACCGCCTTGCCAGCCCCAGCACTGACAATCTCACAGTTCTGTTTGGCCCCAGAGGTAATAGGGGTAGGACTGACCGCCACGGTCAGAGCGCCGCCAGAGGCGGTGCCGTCAGCAGTGGCCACCCACTGCTTGAGGCGGTTATATCGCTGTTTGGTTTCGGGGTTTACCGCCCAGACATTGGCCACGGTGAATACATCACCCTTCTTGACGGTCGAGGTCGAGTCGAGGGCCGTAATCGCAATAGTGGCGGTCCCGCTGGTGATCCCGGACGACGTATTCACTACTGGTGTGGTATCATCACGGTTGCCGTTGGTGTGACTGGGAACCATATTCGATTCCCACCACTTCAAGCCGGCTGCCTGCCCAATGTAGCCGTCCGCGAAGGCACGCTCTAGCTCACTGGCTTTGTGGAAGTAGGTGCCGACCGCGTTCACCAGTGGAGCCATCGTCGAAGAGTTAAGAAGAAAGTGACGATCACTTTCCGGAGCCAGATTTTCACTCACTCGCGCATTGGCCCGCAGCACATCAAGCATCGAATCCGGTTCAGCATCAGGGTCACCAGTGAGGCTGAAGACGTCCTTATAGACGTTTGACAAAACAGTGTATTCCACATCAGCGGCCAGTCGGGACATCGCAGGGTCAATAATGCGCTGCGTAAAATCATCCAAAGACAGGGTGAGTTCGACGGAACTGAAATTGACATCGACGCCCTTTTGCGTCGCCAGGGTGAGGGTCTGGGATGTCTCTGACACATCCTGAGTGTCCATGACCGCGCCGGTACGGACGGTGAACTGATTGGGTTCACGAATCAACAGTGAACCCCCATTCTTCGCTCCCGATGTAGCGAATCGTGAATCGTACTCCCGGTTGATGGTTTTGATAAACTTGAGTTTGTTATGGAGGACCGCCAGAGCTTTCCTGGTGACCTCCGTAGGCGTGAGAATTGTTTGAGCCATGGAATCTTATCCTCCTAGAATGGCTTAGCCTTGAGACGTTCAATCCGCTGTTGCTTCTCATGGGCCATCCATTCCTCTGTGGTCATCTTGTTGGGATCTTTGACGGCTGGCGCACTGCCGGTCAGCGGTGTAATAGGCTCTGGGGCCGACGAGACCGTCTTGGGTTGTACGGCAAACCGTCCTTCGAGCTTGATAATCTCTCTCGCGGCAACCACTGGAGAGAGTGCATTGAGTTTCAAGGCCTCCTGTGGGTTGGTTCCCAAGAAGTAGGCAATCTCCGCACCCTGCGGACTGTGTAAGAGCATTTCCTGAGTCATCGGAGAAAACAGGGGTTGCGCGATCACCTCGTCGAAATCCTCATACTTGGCCCGTGCCGCCTGGATTTGGGGTTCAAAATTGCGCGAGAGTTCCGCGATTTGCTGCTGCTGTTGTTGGGTGACGGCTTCACGACGAGCCTCGATCTGCTGTTGACGAACTTCATGCCGCGCCAACGCCTTCAGATACTGGCCGTAATCTGTGAAATCGCCTTCCTGTGGTTCTTGCTCAGGAGCTGATGCCGTGTGTGGCTCAGTCGGACGGGTGGTGGTCTCCAGTTTGCGCTCAAGATCATGAATCTTGCGCGTCATCTGGTCAATGCGTCGCTGGAACCGGGTCTGCTTTGGCTCCTCAGTAGGTGCGGACTCTCCTTCAGTCGCGGGTGCTCCTGTAATTGGCGCGACCTCTGGTTCAGGGGTAGGAGTCGATTCGACAACGGGTTCCGTTGTGGTGTCTGGCGTCTGTTCGACGATTACATCAGCCATTGAAGCCTCCTTGTGGCGAGCCGGGTATCATCCCGGACATCGGGGGTGGCGCACCGTTAGACGATGCGGATTTCAGGGGTGGCGATTGAGCCATCATCTGCTCTTTCGCGGCGCGAATGGCGGCGGCAATCTCTTCCGCACCGGGCCAATCGCTGTATTTGAACACGTATTCCAAGATCACCGGGGCCATCGACGGCGCGTACTGGAGGGCCTGCAACATCCCTTGTGTAGCCTCCTCACGGCGCGTCTGGTAGGTCCGCATACTGGCCTCGATGTCATATTTGCCGACGCTGAGATCGTTCAGAAGTCGCGTCTCCCCAGTCGCGGGGTCGAACATCGGCGTATTGATCGGGATGAACTGTTCCTGGCCATCGACGCCCCGGATTCTGGCGATACGGGCAGTATCGTAGAGCTTTGGGATGAGGTCAATGAGCTGCCTGCCAGTCTGGATGATCGCGAGTCGAAGATGCTCATAGAAATGCTCGGTGCCACGATCGCTGCGGGACTGCCGGGCTCGAATCGCCACCCCTGAGCGTTCATTTGACACATCACCGAGGCCCGGTTCGAAGATCCCGATCACGTCTTTAATGTCCTGATCGGCTAGTTTCAACATCGTCATCGCGCCGGTCGGCACTTCCGGGGGCCGTTCACGGCTCGGCACTCGGCCACCCGCCTGATTGAAGAGCAAATAGGTCCGATTTTCGAGGTTGGCGTCGTTCCACATCTGTTCAAACCCCTGGATTTCCTGTGGCGTCATCAGAAATGGCGCTTTCGGGGCCAGCGCAATGGTCTCCGTCATCGCGGAGAGCCAGTAATTGAACATCCGCTGGGGGTCTTTCGCGTCCCTCACGAGGGAACGCTTGTAGAGTCGCCCGTTCACCTCCTGGTGATCGCCACAGACCTCGATGATGGGGATGTCCTGGCCGGGCCAGTCGTTCGTATCGAGCACTTCCGCACCCGTCACCGTGGCCCACTTCACCACGGAAGTGGTTTCCTCACGGGTGCGGAGGATTTCCAGGCCTTGTTCCTGCAACGCCTTCTTCGTGAGACCGTCAGACAATGAAACCACCTGCGTCCGCCCCGTCAGAGTATTCCGCACCTGCGCCAGTGTGACCGTCGTCGGTTCTTTCCAGAAGTATTCCGCCACGATGGGCCGTTCACCCTCACACCACTGGAGCGCGGTATCTCCCATGCCCTGATTTGAGAAGTCCACAAGGGCTGCCTGGGGGTATTTCCGCTCAAATTCCACCTTCGTCATCGTTTTGCGGATAAATCCATACTCGCGGTCAGGATCAAGATATACAGAGAACGGGTTCTGGATGGCGTCAAGATACACTTCTTGCTCGAACGTCCCTGGAATGTAGCGAGTCAGGAGACGCCAAAACCCGAATCCCATGGCGACCGCATGTTCCGTGGCCCTCGCATAGACGGCCTCCGCGGTGGACTGATACTCGATATTGCGGATCAAGTCCTCTAAGACCTTCGCCACAGTGGGATCACTTTGGTCATCGACCGGCGTGACGCCAATCGCCGGGCGCGTCGAGATAATCTGATTCGCCACCACAGAAACGAACTTGCGGAGTTTATTGCTGGTGAGCATCGGGCGGTTCTTGCGGTCTTTCTGGACTTCTGGGGGCCATTGGCCGTTGCCGATGTTGTAGACAAACTCCAGGTCTTGCAGGGCCTCGGCGCGAATCTCTGACTCTGCGCCACAACGGACGCGAAACCGCTCCAAGGCGGTATGGAGGATCTCTTCCTGTTGGGGTTTCGTTACGCTCTGAGCCATGCCTGGGGTCCGTAGTCACGAAGAGGGGCCGTCATGGCCGCACGGGTTGTCCGTGAGAGGAAGGTCGGCGCACGATAGTACGTCATCGCCAGCGCATCGGCTTCATCGGGGCTATGTCCGATCTCTTTTTTCAACTTTTTCTTCTCCACGATTTTCATCTTTGAACCCACATATTCGCAGCGGATCGCACCGAGCTGATCGATCAAGTCCCGGTCGTTGGGAATCGAAATCTGTCCGCGCTCAAACGCCTCACGGAGCCGATCATACATCTCGGCCCGCTTGTTCGCGTATTTATCGGGATTGTCGGCGGTCCTCCGCGCATCAGCGGCCTGGATGATGGCTCCCTTCTGTTGGCGCACATTCCCTTCGACCGCCCAGCCAATCCCGATGGTGTCGATGTACACGGTATCCGGTCGATCCCCGTCGATGTCGTTGCCGACCCACGCCGTGAGGACGTTCGAGTCCGGCGTCGTAAGACGCTTCAACGGGAATACCTCACCCCCACGTCGGGTCACAATGATACTCTTATCCCCTCCTGCCCCACAGTCCACGCCTTTGACCAACGGCAACGTCTCGTGGCCTTCAATCTCCCGGTCTACGGCGTCCTCGATCCAGTCCCACGGAATGAGGGTGTGGGTGTCCATGAGTGGTGGCAGTCCCAACACCCGAATGCGATAGGGGTTCGAGTCCCGGCCATAATCCTCCAACATCCGCTGATGGAGTTCCCGATTACCAATCTCCGACTCCTCAGCGTTCCAGCGATGCGTGATCCAGCGATGGGCGCGGGTTTCCTGGCTGTCGATGGCATACCCCTTGGAGCGCGTGGGGTTGAAGATCATCACCATGAAATTGACCATCTGCGTCAACGTGCCTTCAAGACTCTGGAAAATCGCATCGTTGACGCCAGAGGCTTCGTCCACCACCACCATGACATAATCCTCGTGGGCGCCGGCCACCCCTTCGGGTTCCAGTTCCGTGCTGTTGGGGTTCGCAGTCTTAGTGTAGGCGAACCATCGCTTTCCCACAATCTCCGGTTCCAGCATCGTGTAAAACAGTTTTCCACTCTGGAGCTTCAGGAATGGCGCAAGATAACTGGTGGGCAGCCACTTCGCCAACTCCGACCACAACACCTTTTCCAACTGATCACTAGAGACCGACGTACACGGCACCTTACAGTAGGGATGCGCCCACACAAACCAGAGCAGAAGCCACGAGACCAGCGTATCCTTCCCGATGCCTTTTCCAGCCATGATCGAGACACCGATTTTCTTGGCCAGTTCTCGCTGTTCTTCTGTGGCCTCGCCACGATGCACCGCGAGTTTCGCGCCAATCAGTTCCCGTACTGACCGAATCGCCTCCCGCTGTTGTGTGGTCATCACGACCTGCTGCTTCGTGGCGGCATTGTAGGGATCGAGAATGGCTTGCTGGATACAGACTTCGGGATCGAGACGCCAGCGACGGAACAGATCCACTTCCGTCATCACGGCCTGGGGAGCATCTGGGCGCATATCGGCCCTGGCTTGACGCTTCCTGGTGCGAGGTGGAGCCATCGCTACCATGTGGCCTCACAAGACCCAATTTCTAAGAATCGGAGTAAATCAACGAAAATCGAAGCTGTGAGAGATGCGTCGTGCTGCGGGAGAAATTCGCGATGAAAATAGGTCGCTAGAGTCGAAAGCTTTTTAACGGTACTAGTAATGGGGGTTTCCCCCCCTATTCCCCCCGTATTAAAAGCTTTTATATATAGCAAGTACTGTGCCAATGCTTGTGAAATCATTTCATAAGGGGATATGGTGACACGAGAGAGACTTTTGTTGGGAGTGCGTGGGAAATGGGGAGTAAGCGTTCTCCGCGTCAACAACTTGGCCCATGCCCCCCCGGCTGTCTGTTGAGGGCTTGGCATCTCTATGCCGGTTTGACTATCGCGCATCTTATCCCCTACCTAATGGTACGTCGTATAACGTACAATCTGTTAACCGGCCTCCATATATAGTGTCCCGCGAACCCGCGTCTATGGCCGGTCCGCTGGAATACCTGCTCAATACTGGCATTATCTGTCATCTCCACCATCATGACCACCACTAGATGTAGTGGTGGCACGTAACGATTGGTCGATCTGAATCAGGATGTTGGTAATGGACTGAGAACCTGTAGACCGGCTAGATTGCTGACTACGGAGGTAATGATCGTGCATGATCCCGGCGCACAGAACAGCTTGGTAGGGGCCTAGATCTTGTATGTTGGCTAATCCGTGAGACAAAAAACGATCCGCCCCTACCACCATCCGCCCCGCAATCTTGCTTTGCACCCGCTTGACTTCCGCATCATCCAATGTAGGATCGTAGGCCGCTATCGCCGCAGCATCCTTGCTGATGCCCAGTTCCGCTCCAATCTGGCGAAGGGGTACGCCAAGATCAACCATCGCGGCAGCTGTAATCTTTTTCGCCCGGCTAATGCGTGGCGCCATCGTGTCGATTCCTTGTCTATCGTTTCAGTTTGTGAAAAATCTTCACAAGCTACCCATTACAAGATGTTTAGGTACGTGTCAAGCATTATTTTCACAAATTACAATTATTTTCACAAGCCACCCTACAGTATATCATCCATTCAATATCCGCGAACCTGCGCGAGACGGGCCTGTGCGGGATAATCGTAGCGTGATGTCGTTTTGTGTTGACATAAGATCAACATCCACAACATGCCTATAATCACGTACTTAGATGCTATCGTGTAAATAGTACCCGCATGACAGTATGACAGCATACGCTACAATACGCTAGGGGGATCGCGTAACTATGCGATTACATGGGGACGTTGCGCTATTGACGGTATAACATCATACCTATATATTAGGGGTAGATCGACGGTGATCCTGTAGACAACCTGGACCTGATGAGCATGTCGAGCGCCGACGCAGACCAGGTGAGGCGGACGGGATCGAGGGACGGACAACGGTAGGACAACCGGGAGGGACAGGAGGGGAGAGATGAAACGCGAAGAGAAATATCCGTACCGAGTATACGCCACAGCTTTCCATGGCGGCCAATTTATCAGCCGCCACGCCACACGAGAGGCAGCGGAGCGAGCAGCCGAGAGATGGGCGATGCGTGATTGCTACTGCGGATGTGCAGGCGTGATCGGGCCTGGAGAGGAACCTGGCACACAATATGATCAAGATCAATATAGCAATCCCTACGCTGTAGGATCAGTGTAGCCTTACCCCACCGGGCCGCGCATGGACACGCGGAAAGGAGCATGACGGACCATCAGCCACCAAACGGTGATTGACGGCTCACGCTGGGCGAAACTGCTAGGGCCATTTACCAACAACCACCAATTCGAGCGGGGCGACTAAACCAGTTTTTCGGACTGCCAACTGAGTGAACAGAAAGGGGAACGCCATGAACCATACACCAGGACCTTGGAGAATCGGCAAGCCTAGTGTCCGCAATGGTGTACAAATTTTCAAAGATTCCGATTGGCCGCTACGAAGTGAAGTTATTTGCACAATGCCAAAGTGCGGAAAAGGGCGAACCGCTAATGCTCGGCTTATCGCCAGTGCGCCGGATCTGCTAAGGGCGGCAAAACGGATCTTGGCTCGTGAGGCTGAGCTAACAACCGGAGACGCCTATCTGGAATATCGAGCACTCGAGGCAGCGGTTGCCAAGGCAGAGGGGAGAGTAGAGCCATGAACCAGACAGCGGACACTAAACCAGGTGAATACTACGTCACGGTGATTGACGGGACACGCTGGGCAAAGTTGCTAGGTCCATTCACGAACAATCACCAAGCCGCCCTCGACATGGTAGACGCAGTAAGGGAGAAAGCGATTGAACTTGATCCGAAAGCCCACTTTTACGCCTTCGGGACGTGCCGGATTGAGGGCGGCGATAAGGTGCCGATTCGAGCGGGACGACTGAACCAGTTTTTCGGACTGCCAACCGAGCGAGCAGAAGGGATGGTAAAGCCATGAACCATACACCAGGACCCTGGGTTACAGATCGAAACCGTATAGGGTAGAATCATGATCCTCACGCGGTATAAAATCCTGATTGCGTGTGCGCCATTTCCCTTTGAGGCTACGGTTGTCGCCACCAATGAAACGGCAGCGATAGCCAAGGCACGATTCCAAGGGCGCGGATTGAAATTAGGGCGGAAAATACTAGAGATTGTAGCGGATTCGCGGTTTGAGGTACGCAACCAGAATGAGGACGGGAGGGTAGAGCCATGAAAAGCCTCATCGTCGAAAAAACTGTCGTTGAGCGCGGGAAACCGAATATAGATTACTACGCAGTAGCGACCTCGGAACCTAACCCATATAGCAGCATGTACTCGCTAACATTTGAAGGACATTTGACGCCCTGGAATCCGAACCGGATAGAGGTTGAGGCATTACAAGCGCAAATCGAGGCGGAATGGAGGGGAGAGCCATGACGAACACAGAAACTAAGCTGCAAATCTACATGCCCGCAGTAATGCGGGAGCAGGTCCACCAGGCAGCGGAGGCGCTACGGATCTCGGAGAGCGAATGGATTCGGCGGGCGATTTCGGCGGAGCTTGGGCGCAGAGACACGTTGACTATGACGGAAGCGGCGAAAATATGGGGAGCAGAGAGGAGAGTGGGACAATGAGCACATTTGAGTGTTTGTCTTGTCACTGGAGCGGGACATCGGAAGAATTGCTGTGTAGCGATGAGGAGGCAGATAGCGCAAAGCCGGCGAAGGACTGCACGTTTAATCGGTGCCCTACCTGCGGAACGGCAGACAATTTTGAAGAAGCAGAGGGCGACGACGAAGACGAGGAGATGATGCCATGAGCCTATTTTACGAGGTGACACTATGAGCGCCCTCACTTGGCTCGGTCACTGGCAGACCTGGCTCCTGCTCCTCACCGTGTGGGGTGGCCTGGGATGTTTAACGGCGCTGGCAGTGGGCATTATGGCCCGTGTCGGGTCATGGCAGGGGAGGAAAAGACCATGACGTGCTTAACTCACGCGCAACGCTGGAAGCAATATCAAATCTGGTTTCGGATACTATACGGGCCACGCTGGGCGAGGATGTTGAATTAGGGGGGATACAACCATGAAAACACTACTCTATGCCAGTCTCAGCCTCGCCATCGCCTACTATTCAAACCTGGCCGCTCTGTGGGCGCTGGCGATACAGGGCTACGCTGGCATCATTAGCGGGCTACCCTAACTCGATCAGACAGACCCCGGAGCCGGTTCGATCCCCTCCGGGGTTTTCACAATCTCTTCGCTTGTGAATTTTGCCTCTAGGATGCCACACGTTTGACGATCTTCCTTGAAGAGCCTCTTCTTCGTTTAGCACCCATATCGTCAACTGACGGTCCAGTTCTGCCAGCGACGCGCCCATTTCTAGGCCTCACCTCAACCGATTTTCCATCCCGTCCCATCCGATACGGCCATAAGGGGCAGGTTTTGCCATGGCAATGTCGGACCCAATACGCGGGTTGCGTCGTCCCTTGGCCTAGGCAGGCGGTCAGGCAGAAAT